TCCCATAAAGTATCACCACATTGTTCTATGTATACAGAGCCATCGTTTCCACCCCATAAACTACCTGCTACACCATCACCATATGTATCATTAAGAACAAAATAAAAACTATCTACAGGCAAACATACACCTGCATATTGTGGTTCGTAATCTACTATATTAGTATATGGACCACCCTCTAAAAGTGTATCGCCAAAGAAAGTCATTATATACCAAGATGTTTCTTCTGGGTATTGATCAGGATTTATAGTAACATTCAAGCTCCATGTGTTAGGAGGGCATTGACCAAAGGCTGCTGCTACAAAAAGCCAAAAAATTAATACAAGTATGTAAGATAATTTTTTCATTAAAATTTACTTATAATTAGTTCATCAATATAATTTTGTATTTCTTTTTTTGTTGCTTGCATTGTAAAACTTAAATCAGCCTGATATCTTTTTACTTCTTCACCATCATCATATATAACTATTGTAGGCACTATAGCAATATTATATTTTTTTTGATTATCGTTATTTTCAATAAAAAGAGACTGCTTATCGCAATCTCCCAATTTATTAAACCACTCAACATTATTTTGTTTATTCCAATCTGCGTTAAAGTGTATCGCTGTTATCTGTGCTGAGCACGTAGTACAAGCCAGCGAGAACAAAAAAACCAAATATAATATCAACTGTTTCATTCATTAATTCATTCTATCTATTTTATCTTCTATACGAATCATTCTTTCTTCAAGCTTCTTAACGTCATCACGAGTTTCCATAATGGTGTTTCTTATGTTTTCATCTTTCATATTAAACTCCATTCTTGATATGTCAGGTTTAGGTAATTCCTTTGCTTCACTAATATCAGCTTGCAATGTAAACCACATCCCAACAAGGGTAAAAATAAGTGCTGCAATACCAGCTAATGTTTTTATACTTATTTTAAAACTCGTGTCTTCGTTTAGCTCTTTCATTATTTATTACATTTTTTTGAGCAATGTCCAAAACAAACTTTGCCAAAAGTTATTTTATATAGTAGCTCACAAATAAATTTTTTCATCTTAAAAAATTATATAATTAATACCTAACTTAAAATCGTACCACTCTCTATTCCAATATTTATGATACTTTCCTTCAACAAAAGTACCTAAATGTTTGTTAATTTTCAAACCAAAAATTAATCCACCAGAATAATCGTACCATTGTTGTCCATTATTATAGTTGTGATAAGAATATTGACCACCGTCATTATAGTGGTAAGGAATTAAATTACCCCAACTATGTAACCAAAAGTTTTTCTTATACGTATAGTAATCAAAACCCAACACTAATGAGTATACAAATTGATTATCTAATTCGTCTCTTTTCTTTTCAACATATTCTTCTAATACCTGTGGTATTATTACCTGATCCCAAACATCTGAACTTGTAGCAACTATATTACCCTGTGGATCAATATATTGATTATCATATACATCTATACTGTAGCCTTCTTGTATTGCTAAATAAGTATAGTGTAAATTACCATTAGACAATATCCATTCTTCAAGAGGATCATAACCATATGGTTCTGCTAATCTTGTAACTCCACCAAAATTAAATGATAGTTTTTTATTACCTCTTATTCTAAAACGTTGGGTTGCTTCATAGTATTCTACATCAGCAAAACCATCTTTCATATATTCAATTTTTGTCATCCACAAAGGTCTAACATAACGTAAAAAATGATTTTGATCTATATATTGTATACCTTCTTGTCTTCTATAATCTACTTCAAATAAAAATTCAAAAGGTGATAATCCTATTGTAGCTGCATCACTATATGTAGTTTCAGTGCCATCTTTAAATGGACTATTGCCTTCATATTGAAACCTTTTTATTTTTCTAATACCAGCAGTTAGTGAATAATCATATGGTGTTTCTTCTATACCTGTAGTTAATTGATCCTGAACATTGTATATAGTACGATCAGAAAGCGATGTACCACCATTAGCTGCTATGTAAAATGTAGAAAACTTAAATAGTTTTTTTATTTGCGCTTTTGTATTTACGCAAAACAACATAAATATTATTAAAATAAATCTATTCATGATGTAAACTAGGATATAAATTATCGTAATGTTCTTGTAATAATGCTATTTCTGCTGTTGATAAAGCTCTATCATAAACAGTTATAACTGCAACTTCTCCAGTATAATCTGAAGCATCATTAGCAAAAGCACCTATATGTTCTACTTGAAATCCTGTATTACTTGGATTTTCTGAACTATCTGGATAGCCTGATTGTCCAGCTGTTCCTGAGCTGTCTAATAAATCTTCACCTATTAAATCTTGAACATCATATAAATATACTTTTTCTTTTTCATCTGTAGTATTTTTTTCTTTTACTAAAGCTAAAAATTCACTTTGATTATCTAAAAAAGAATTGCTAAGACCACCTTTATCAACAGGTGTTCCTCTACTACCTACAGAGTATGCAGTAGTATTATTTGCTCTAATTTGATTAAAAACATTTGAAGATCCTGAACTGTTAAATCTAAATAAAAGTGAATTTGCATTAATTTTTATTTGATTAATACCACCACTTGAACCTGCTATAATACAATCTTGGTTTGGACTATCGCCTGGTCTATGAACAAATACTACAGTAAAATTTCCATTAGTTGTAGTTATAGCTGAATTTAAAGGCATTCTGTCATTATTACCGTCAAATTTTAAACAAGATCTATGTAGTTGCCCTAAACCAGTTGCATTATAACCTTCAGGTCTTGCTAACGGATCTGATGGTATTTCAATATATCCACCAGCTGATCCTTCATTTTTTAGTTGTAATTCATCTGTGGTCCAATCACTAAAATCTCTCAATCCTTCTCCTGAGCCTGGTGTGCCTCCGAATAAACCTGCATAGTCACCAGCCACAAGATTAATACCAGTACCTGCACTATGCGAATCTATTGATCCTGCAATATTTCTTGTAACATTATCTAATTGAGTTATATCAGTGCCTGAAACAACGGTATACCCTGAAAAAGAAAAATATTCATTATTTATTAAAACAACACCCGCATCAGGAAAAGTTGTTGTTGAAAAAGCATCACCTGTTTTGATTCTTATTGCATTATTTGTAAGAGCACCACTACTAGCTATATTATCATTTGTTCTTTGGGGTGCATTATATAATGGAAACCGATATGTTCTAGCGACTTTTGTAAAATCAAAATGTATAAGAGGTGCACCTAAATCGTGCAGAGGATCAAAAGACTTGCCATGCATGGGATTCTCCATGCCCATAGTTAGTCCCATATACATAACCTTACGAAGCTGATGTTGATAATCCTGGATGTGCACCTACTGATGGTGCAACATAACATAAGGCTTTACCAGATTCTAATGTAACAGCTGTCCATCTTCCATATATTGTTACTCCTGTAGGAAATGTATCTGTATTTACTACAGCTTTACCAAATCCTGGATTCTTAGCTGCATTTATTTCAATATATGCTGAGGCATTGCCATCATGTTTATATGCTGTTAAAACACTAAATGTGCATTCGCTAAGCATTGTTATTGCTACACAATGATGATCTGAGTCTGTTGTTAAATTTTGTAGTGCTTCATTGCTACCTGTTGAGTCAAGATATGCACTTCCAAAATAACCTGTTGATACCGAAAATAAATCGTTTACATTTGCCATTATCCTATATATGCTATTAAGGCCCCAGAGCCTCCGTTCTTTATTGTTACTTTATTATATCTGCCGTAGATAGTTAAACCTGATGGAAAGGTATTACTACTATCAATAACTGTACCACCCCCACCACTTATCGCTGTTTCTTGTCCAACAGTTTCGTTATGTGCTGCTGTATCTGTTTGTGCATATTCAAAACCTGCATTAGAGTCTCCATCTAGTTCATCTAATTGTGTAGTTGCTACAAATTGAATTGCTACAAAAACTTTTCCTGATGGTGGTGTAATTGGAGCGTTTGCTGTATCAGTAAATACAGAACCGTTTTGTCCAAATTGATTTTTATATAATTGATCTACGTTTGCCATAATGCAAATATAATAATTTAAATTTTATATTGTTGTAAATGCAGGAGCTTGTCCTGAAGCTGATGAACCATGATGATTATTACCTGAAGTATCATTAAAGTCACTGGTTAAAGGATAATAAGCTATTACTGTATTATTTGAATGATCTGTAAAATTGCCACTTATACCAGCATTATAAATATCAGTTTTTTCTGTAGAAGTTAATATGCCAGAATAAATACATAAATTAGTTATAGCTCCTGTAATTAATTTATTTGCTACACTATCACCTCCACTTGTATCATGCGCTTTACCTATAAGTAAATCGCCACTTGTATTTTCTAATTCTACAAAATCTACATTAGTTGAACTTAAGGCAGGTGAAGTATTATTAACATAAGTTTTAGATAATTTACTTGTATTGTATTCTGCAAAAATATGAATCCATTCATTTATAGGTTTTGATGAAACTGGATGTACTGAAAAACCTGTACGGTTTTCATTTTCTGAATCATCAATAACAGAAAACTCAAATTGAAATTGACTTGCAACATTTTTTACAATTAAGTTATATTCTTCATCTTTATTAATTATGCCATGATCATCCATTGTAGCTAAATTTATCCAAACAGATATACCAAATCCAGTGCTAGATGTAAAAGATAAAGCATTGTCATCTGGTACGGTTATAAAATCATCTGTTCCATCAAAATTAGCTGCTAAAGACACAGATGAATATAAATCAGCCTTTATAATATTTGTTCCTAGTCCTAACATTATTTTTCTAATAGTGGTTCTGTTACTGCTTTAAATGGCAATATTTTTCTAGCTGTTCCTCTTGCTTTTAAATCACCACGATCACCAAACTTACTATCTCTTTGATATCTTTCAAAGGTAACTAATTCCTTACTAAACTGCAAAGCGTTTCTACCCGTAGATATAGATGCTGGTGGTATTGTATAGTTAACAAATCGTTTTGTATCTGTGAATATCATTGCATCATTGCTTAACTTTTGTAAACTATCACCTATCGCATCATCATCATCAGTAAGTGATGCCAATAGAAGAATCATAGCTGTTAATCCCATACCTCTTAAAGTTGCATTAATAGCATCCTTTTGATGGTCTTCTAATTTTTCAAACTCACTTCTTATTTCAGTTAATGGTTTATTTCCTATAAACATATTATTTATAAAATTATATGTAGCTCTATAAGATCCAACTGTTTTTTCTCCAAACCTATTTATGTCTTCTTGTTTAAGTCTATTATAAGCTAATGTAATAAACCAACGCTTAAATTGCTGTGCAGCTAAACCTAATGAATACATGCTTAGTAGTCTTTGATCTAACTGTGTATACCCTTCACCATGCATTGTAGCTATACGAGAATTAATTTGCATTACTCTTTCTTCTGACACTTCACCACTGTCATATTCCTCTTGTGTAAGTTCACCTAAGAATGCTGCTCCTTGTATCCATCTTTCAGATAGTTCCATAGGTAGGAATGCCCAAGATTCTATTTGACTAAAAGCATCTCTTGATCCTACTACATCACTAAATGATAATTCTACAATTCTATATTTTTTAATTATATCCATTCCTTTCCAACCATCTTTAGTATAAGATGTCCAGAATCTTTTTTCTCCTAATATAAATTTACTACCACCTTTTGCTCTAAGCTCTTGAAACTTACCTGCAAGTATATTTCCAACACCAACAGCAGCACTAAATCCAAGATGCACTAATGCAGTCCATCTTACCATAAATTGTGTAGCTTTATCAAAGTTTTCACCAAACATAGAAGTTTGTCTTTGTTTTCTCATAAAACCTTGTCTCCAAACCTTAGTTACATATTCTGCTGTATTTTCATTGCCCATTTTTTTATTAACAGCAATTACAGCATCTATTAAAGTAGCGGTATTATTCATACCTTTAAACTCTCCTACACCATGCACAAAAGATACTGACCTTACATATTGTTTTAAGTTTTCTGCAAGATCAAAACTTGTTAATTCTGCTGCTCTTACAGTACGACTAGCATTAAATCTACTAAATAGACCGCCTTCCATTAGTGTATCCATCTCTAATTTAGAGGCAACGATAGGATCACCATTTACATGTTTGCCTATTTTTAGTTGTTTTTCAGCTTTTAATTTTAGTTTTCTAAGCTCATTAATTTTTCTGCCAGATTTCATAGTTAACTCACCGCCCTCGGTTAAATATAGATCTTTAAAATATTTAAAACTTTGTTCTACATATTTACCATTAGCATTAGTTCCTCCTATGATTACATTATCTATATTGGTTGTACTACCAAGATAGTTTGCATATAATCCAAGTAATCCTCTTGCTGATAAAGCTTCTAAATTGCCCATTTGCACATGTGGTATATAGTATTCACCCATACCATCTTTACCAAGCTTATCTCTAAATATTTTTGTTATTTCCATATATTTATTATAGAAGTTTCTTTCCTCTATAGATGGAATACTTGCTTCAAATTGACTTTTTGTTACTAATTTTATACCATTATTTCTACCTTCAGGAGTTATTTCTTGTGTAAACATTTTACCATATAACTCTTGTTGTCTAGCTCTTGGATTAAATATACCTTTAAGTGTTATTTTTTTACTACGCTTTAGTTTTCTATCTACTTCATCAATTTCTTTTACAAGTTTTTGTACTTCACGAACATACTTTCTATATTCTTTTTCTATTTCATTAAGCATGTATTGTACTTCTGGTCTTTTTGATGTCATATCATTTGCACCAAACCATTTGCGTATAGCAGATATATCTTCTTGTTCTAAGTTAAATTCTTCACCTGTCTTATCTGCTATCTTTTGCGCTTGTATACGCATTGCTTTATTACCTATAGCTAAATGTAATTTATGTAATAGCTTTGGAGATGCTAATTCATCTTCTCTATTTTGCAGTTCTGATGCTTGATCTACTAATTCTTTTATAGACATTTTTTCTATGCCTTTTGATTCTAATCTTTTTTCTAAAGCTTCTACTTTAGATAACGAGTCTAAATATCTTTGATACTTATCTTCAAAAAATCTTTTAATCTTAGCTTCTGCGTTTTTGACTGCATCAGGACTATAACCTAAAAATCTTAAATATTCATTATAAGATAATGTTTTAGTCAACTCTTGTAAATGATCCTGATAAAACTCTCTTTTATTTAATTTTAGTTTTGCAGTACCAGATGGTTCAAATTGCTGCTGACCTCTTAATTTTTTATTTTCTATTTGAGTTATTTTGATTTTATCAGTATCATTTTTAAATATGTCTGCATGATCAAGTATAAGTCTATTAGCTTTATTGACAACTGATGGATCATCTATAGACACAGATTTATTTATTTCTGATTGTAATAAATCATCAAGCATTGCAAACTTCTCTCTTATATAGTCTTTTGCAAATATTGGTGATAAAGATTTACTCTTAAAACCTAAACCATTTTTTAAATAATCATATTGCAATAAAAGATCCTTAATACCTTGTGGAAGCTCTGTAAACATATTACGTGCCTCTTGTAAAGTTTCTTCTACAGAAAATTTATTTATCTCATTAGGATTTATTTGTATTGTATTTTCATAGTATGGATTACCAGGTAGATTGCTAAATAATAAATATTTTTTTACAAAGTTATCGCCTGGCTCTTGACTAAAATTTTCTAATGCTTTGTACACTTCAGCCAAAGATCTATTATTGTAATTAAGAACTGGTATAGCTTCAGACACTTTAGATAAATAATAATCTTCTATTAAAGATCTATGTTCGTTTCTTGTAAAATCTAGTTTTATTTTTTTAGTGTCTTCTATATACTCTATAACCTGTCTAGCTTCAGGGGTATACATAAATGATGTAGACTTTTGTCTATCTACTTGTTTCTGCAATAAAGATATATTATGCTTTACTAAAGGATCAGATCTAAAATTACCCATAGTGTTTGGGTTTAAAAGACTGCCTTTTTTATCTTCATTTATTGTATTTATTAAATTTTGTGCATCATGTCCATTTTGCGGTATAGATTTATGTGCAGATAAAGCTCTACCAATAGTAGATATTTCATCAGTAAGCTTTTCTGTTTTGTATAATAAATCTATTAATTGCATTTCAGCATTTCTGTTTTTGCTTTTTAATGAATTTATATCCAAATTAATATCTCCTGATCTAGCAAATGATCTTGTTTTGACTACAGCTTCAGCTTTACCCATTTTAAAGTAATCTATTAATACTTGTTGTATCGCACGATTTGGGTTGTTAACTGTCATAATAGATTGATCGCCTCTATATTTGTGATATAGTTTTACTATAGGATGATTCATTATAGTAGCAATATCTGATATGCTTACGCCTGATCTTGCAAGTAAAACAAATTGATTTACTGTGTTAGGTGTTAAGCCAAGTTTATTTGCATATTGGTACTTAGCATTATCTAATACAATATTTAAAAGCTGTGCTACTGCAAATGCATTACCTTCTGGTTTTTCTTCATTAAATATATCTACTAAAGAATTTATTTCATCATAGCCTTTTATGTTAATACCAAAGGTAAACCCTACATTGTGTCCAGCCATAACATTAAGAACACGCTGTAAAGAAGCTATTGTTCCAATCATGTTTTGTGCAGGTACATTATCGTTAAAATATTGTGAATCTCCTATTGGTGTCATTTGACTTTCCATAACAAGTTTTTCACCATAGAAAGATTCTACATTTTTTATTGCATCTTCTGCTAATTTTTCAATATCTATAGGTGTAGTTATTTCTTTAAATCTTTGACTATCATATTCTATATCTCCTAATAGTTGTATATTAAGATCTAATAGTTCGTTAGCAGATACTTGATAGTCTTCTAATAAATTTGTTTGAACTCTTGCTTCTTGACCTAATGGAGATGTTTTAGTTGTGCCTGGCACATTACCCACATGTTTATAGTTTAGATAAATAGCATCACCATCTAAATCTGATCCAAGAACATTAGATACTTTAGAAGGTATAGCTATAGTAGATCTTGCACCATCCTGTCCTTCAGCTGCAAAACCTTTAACTACAAACACAACAGATGATTGTTTACCATGTGCAGGTATACGTGTTCCTAATACAAGATCACCAACCTTAATACCGTCTTTTTTAGCAGATGCAGGTATTATAGCTTCAGATACTACAAAATCTTTACCTTCTTCTAAAAGACGATTTAAAGCATTCTTGTATGTTTCATCTGTTGCGATATCAACTAAATCAGAAACTTTCTTATATGATTGTAAATTACGTCCAATTGGAGAAGTTTGATAAGCAATAGTACCACCAAACATAGCTTTTGTTCCAAACTTTACAAGTCTAGATGATGCTAGTTGTTGTGTTAATCTATGTAATTGTGGGTGTAATCCAGGAGCATAATCTGCTAAAGATGTATTTAAATTACCAAAAAATTCTTCACCTATAAGTTTTTTAAGAAAATCAATATCTCTTTGTCTTTCTTCTGGTGTTGACTGATCTTTGTATATAACATCTTTTGATTTTGTTTCTTCAAAACCAATCATAGATTCAGCTGCAAGTTCATGCATACGCCTTACTATAGCTTCTTCGTCTAGATTTAAGTTAGTGTGATGATGACCAAATAGCTGTGATGGCATATGGAATGAGTGTCTTTCTTTATCTAACTCTACTTGTAATCCAAAGCCTTCACCACTTAATCCTTTCCAATCATTTAATAGATCTTCTTCTGTTACACCTTTAGAATTATATATTTCATCTTGTTTATTTACTATATCCTCTTCAGTTGTATTCTCAAGATCATACATATAATCTGTACCTGGTGCATACACTTTTAGTGCTGACTCAAATGTAGCTATAGGAATATACTCATGTAGTCTTCCTGTTATTTCAGGACCAGGTATGTGTTTTGAGCTACCTATTGCAGCTTTTCTTGCTCGTAATATATTTGCTATCTTTTTTAGATAAGGACTATTCTTTTCCATTTCTGGAGTTATTTCATCTATCTTAAATTTAGCAAATGTTCTTTTACCAAACATTAACGGATTTGTATTGTTTGTTTCTACATAGTCGTATACATGCTTAAATTGATTACCAACTTGACGCATTGATCCAAACTTATCACGTATAATTTGTCCATCGCCAGGTAATACATATGCTTGTGCGTCTGTAGCATTAAATCCATCAAAGTCTGTTACATCTTTAAAAGCAACAAATTCAATTGGATTATTACGATCATGTGGTGTGTGTCTTTTAATTGCACCCTCAGCACGTTTGATATAATCTATTTCATCTTTGCTTTGGTTATGTTTACCAATAAACATTTCTTGTGCAAAGAATTTATTTATAGAATAGTTTAGTAAATAGTTTTTAGCAGTTGTTCTATCTAATGTTTTTATAAGAGTGTTTTGTTTTATTTGATTTGGATCTTTTTTAACTTGTTGTAAAAACTTAGTAGTTTCTTTTTCTAATCCACTTAAAACAAGTTTACCATTCTTTTTAACAATCTTAAATGGATTTACTTTATCTCCCTCTTTGTAGGTAGCTGTATTGTATCCTGCATCTAACGCCATTTGTAATAGCTCTTGTCTTTGATCTGCAGTTTGTGCTATTGGTGTTTTAATATAGTATCTTCTTTTAGCAGATCCAAATACCGCTATTGGTTGATCATAATATGCTGTTTCGCCCAATGAATATCTTGAAACAGATAGTAAAAAGTCATTAAAGTCTGTAAGCATTAGCTCTTGACTATCCATTTTTACATATTTTCTATTTCTTCTGCTATCTTGTTTTGTTGCTTGTGGTGTAGAAAATACACCTGATAACATGCTTATATCCAACTCTTGTCCAGGTACAGCAGATAACATCTCTGCATATATATTTTTAAAAGTATAATTACTATCATTATAGAAACCTAGGTCTTTCATTAAATCTAAAAATGACATAATATCTTTGCCAGCTAAATCTGCATAGTTTTCATTTTTGTTATGTAATGAGTTTTCTTTATTTATAATTAACGTTGGATTTTCAGCTACATCATTTACTTGTGTAATATAATTTTTGGGTCTTGACTGCACTATAAGATCTGCTAATAAAACATTAAAACCATCTTTAATTTGCAGTTTGCCTCTTTTGAAAAAATCTGTTCTATTATTCATATACAGAACTTCTAACGAACGATATCTTTTACCTTTATAGTTGTATATATTACCTGCACCTATTTTTCTTTTATCTATAAATTGATAGTATGGTGAATCAGAGAATAAAGTATTTAATGCAGATGCAAAATCTTTATTTAGATTTTCAATTATATTTTTTACAGAGTTTTTATCTTCTGGTAACTTGGGTGCAAACCATCTTCTATTAGCTTGCTCTACCATAGAAGCGTTCCATCTTGCCTCATCTGTATTTAGAGATACGCCAGGCACCCACGTAGTAACACCATTACCTGCTCTCATAAATCCAACTTCTTTCATGGTTTCTATTTTTTTATTAGCAAAGTCTATTGACATTTCTAATAATAAAGCATCTACTAATGTATCTTTTTTAAGTTTTGATTTTAGGAATTTTACAAATCTTATAACCTCTCCATTTTGGCTCTCTGTAACTTGTGTTACAAATGTAAATGTATTTTGTTTTTTTGTTTTTTGTCCAATAGAATGTAGCTCTGATAGTAAATCTTTTACATTAACAGGATTTTTATCATCTTTTTTACTTTCTTCTATTGAGTATGCTTGTATTAACTTAGATGTTGTATCTCCAAATAATACTTCTTCTTGATCGTAGATATTGCCTTTGTCATTTTCTTCAGCAACAATTTCTTCTTCTGTATTAAAGCTAAAAGTTAAAACATCATCACTTCGTTCTCCTTGATCTAATCTTTCATTAACAGAAGCTATAAGATTGTTTACAATACGATCATATTCTTTGAATGTAGATCTATCTACACCAGCTCTAACTCTTCTAAGTAACATGTCATGCTGTATACTAGAAACTCCTTGTGGTGCCTCTTGTGTCTGAGTGTTGTATGTTTTATTATTTTGTCTGTAAAGCTCTTGTGCAATATCTTGAACAGCATCTTCACCACGCTTACCTTTTGACACTACTTGTTGTTGTACAATGTCAAATAGTCCTTTGAATGGTATAACATCAAAACTAGCTTGTTTAAGCATAGCACCTTTATTGTAAGAGTTTTGTTTTAGCTGATTATCAACATTAAGAGTATTGAAGTTATTTTGTATATACCTCATCATCTCTTCATAGTTCATTAATCTAACTTCAGGTATAACTTTTTCTACAGCCGCCTTAGCTTCATCTTCTTTTGCTAATCCTGCAACTCTTTTGTATAATCTTTTAAGTATGCTTTCGTACTTACGTGCTTCAGTTTTATTATCTATTACATTTGATATACCACCTTTTCTATTAAAGTCCTCATTGCTATAC